ATAGCCACCGCATAATCAGATTTAATTGCATATTCTGATAGTGCGCCGTTGTCTGGGTTTCCACCGACTTTCCCACTAGGTCTAAAACCAAAAGAGGCGTCTGTATTTGCCATATTTGTTTCCTCCTTAAAGGGTTAGTTATTGTTATCGATGGTTGAGAAAAGATTAGTCTTTTTTCGAGCCACCAAAAGTTACACGAGTTTGCCTATCTTGATTGATTGGCATACTTGGGTGCTGTTCCTTCATAAGGTCGTGTTCTAAAGCTTCATTACGATCAGCATTCATTTGGTTATAGTATGCTTCACGTTGCTTTGCGAGCTCTTCAGGTATCCTAGCCAGCAATAGGCCACCAACCCCGATCACTCCTGCGTATTTTCCGTCTCTAACACTTGGATAATCTTCATCCGGATATTCATCAGATCTTACAAGATCCCATCCTGAACGAATTTTGCCTGACATGTTTCTAGAATCATCTTGACCCATGCTTTCAGCTCTTATCCATCTGTGCCTATATCCGTCTGGCGCAGGCGGTGCATCTAGTGATGATGGAGGAGTCCAAACTTTAGGTCGTTCTTCTTTAACTCTAGTTTGACTCACGCGGGAAGTTTTAACAGTCTTTTTAGTTTCTGTGTCTTTTTTATTCATATGCTTATACCTCCTTCGCGGCTAATTGTTTCGCATATTCTTCTAGCGGCACACCTAATCTTTTAGAAATTGCTACCTGTGAAGGTGTGAGTTTCACAGTTTTTCTGCGTCCTTTTGTGGCTGGACGTTTAGCACTAGCTACATTCTGCACTGGTGCAGTTGTAGATTCCTCCACTTTATCAAATTTGTGTGGGAATTCAAGTCTTATTCTTTTATCAACCTCAGAATAATATTCATTAGAAGTAGGGTCAAATCCCTCATCTTCAACAAGTTTTCTGTGTATATCAAAAGCAGTATAAGTCATTGCATTATCAGTACCAAACCAAGGGTTTTTAGAAGACCACTGTTCTGCTTTAGGATCAATTTGCTGTGCAGCTTGACTAATGTCTTGCTGTGTTGGCATTTGTTGAGCCATTTGAGCATAGTTTTGTTGTGGTGGTTGTTGTGGTCTTTGTGTTCTTTGTTGGTATGCTTTAACTTGATTAAGTTTAGCTTCTTCCATGGTCATATGAGAAAGAACTCTCTGAGCTTCAACTATTTTATCAGCATCTTGGTCTATTATTGCTTGTTTTAATTGTGCATTAGCTGCAGCCATACCAGTCACTACTTTTTCTTCTAGCTCTTTAGTGTATTGACCGCCAAGATTATCATACTGAACTTGTTGTTTATCAGATTGATTCTTAATGTTTTGAGCATAACTAATAGCTTCTTCTTTTTGCCTTTCAGCTTCACGCATTTTACGTGTAAGTTTTGCTATTCTTTTATTAACGCCTTCTGAGTATTCGTTGAGTTCACTTTTTTGTTCATCTTCTTGAACATTTTTTTGCTCATCAGATTTCGCATCTGCGTTATCGGGCTGAGCACTGTCTTCTGTAGTTTGTTCAACATCAATTTTCTCCTCTTCTAGAGATTGTTCTGGTGCTACTGCATCAAGGTCTATCTCTTGGGCCTGTTCGTCAGCTTCGCCAACGTCTATTGTTTTTTCTTCTTCTTGCATAGATTTTCCTCCTCTATGATTTACATTGCGTGCAAGATGTCTTCAGGATTATCTATTGTCCCGAGCACCTCGTCATCGTTTAACATTCGTATCTCACCACCATCAATCTCCATTCGTGATCCTGCATATCGTGCAAAGATCACCCAATCTTTCTCCGCGCACCACGGGCCTGTAGGATATTTGTCTTTATCTTGATAACATAAATCACCCATCTTCAATACGTATCCAACTTGCGTTGCAACACGTGCGCGATC